AAACGTGAGCATAAGCCATGAATAAGCCTGTTCAGGTCATAGATAGTGGGTCTGAGGCTGAACTAGGCTCAAATCGGCTGCAATCGGTTTTGGAACCCGAATCAGTCACGCTCTTTGGCTCTCCAACGCCTAGAATCCACACGCCGCTCAATGATTTACCCTCTAGGGGCTTTGAAGTCATTGATCTAGCAGCACAACTGAAGCAAGAACTGATGCCATGGCAAAAATTCGTGCTAGAACACTCCCACAAATACACGCCCGATGGTCGTTGGGCTACGCCGCTCAACTGCGTCACGGTTGCACGTCAGAATGGCAAAAGTTATCTGATGAATATCCGAATCTTGGCTGGCCTGTTCCTCTGGGATGAATCCATTCAAATCGGCTCAGCTCACCGACTCTCCACATCGTTCGAGCAGTTTAGACATTTGGAACGCATGATTGAGGGCAGCGATTCTCTCAGCAAGCAGGTCAAGCGAATTCGAAGACGTCACGGCGAAGAAGAAATTGAAACTATCAAGGGAAACAGATTCATTATCCGTGCAGCTGGTTCGGCCAGCCGTGGTGTTTCAGCTCCAGAGACGATTCACCTTGATGAGCTTCGAGAAATGAAAGACTTGGAGACTTTTGCATCATTACGTTACACATTGATGGCGGCCAAGAATCCCATGGTCATGGCCTACACAAATGCTGGAGAATCCACGTCTTTAATTCTCAACCAAATCCGCGAACGTGCCTTAGCTCGTATTGCTGGCAATGATGATCCAGAGATTGGCTATTTCGAATGGTCTGCTCCTACTGACGTTATCTCCCTAGAAAATGCCACGTATAGCAATCCCGCACTTGGTCACACAATTAACGTCGGCAATATCAAATCGGTTCTCAATGATGATCCGACGGTGGTGATGACTGAGGTTATGTGTAGATGGGTTCAAACCATCACGGGCGTGGTCGATGCCGAGAAATGGAAAGACTGCGCTGACTTGGACGTTGATTTAGATCCAGACAAACTGACATGGCTGGCAATCGATGTCACACCAGATAGAAAACAAGCTGCATTGGTGGGAGCCCAGAAATTAGGCTCGGAAGATTATGTAGTCAAGCTCTTGCATACGTGGAGCAATGACTTGCACATTGATGACCGTGCTATTGCCAACGACGTCGCTCCCTATTGCCGAAAATATCCGTTGGAATACTTGCTTTATTCACAAAGAGCTGCTGGCTCAATCGCGACACGATTACGACCAGCAGGCATTCCCATTCATGACATGGATTCTGCGTACCCGCAGAGCTGCGATGAATTATTGGGCGCAATTAACTCTGGACGGTTAAAACACCGAAATCAAGGCGAACTGACGGCTCAGATACTTTCAGCGGTGAAATTCCCACGTGGTGAAGCTGGATGGGTCATTGGTCGTCGTGGTCAAGCTCCAGTATGTGCAGCCGTGGCCACTGCACTTGTTTCACATTTTGCGACACGCCCAGAGACGGAGATTGACATTCTCGTTGGGTAATGCTCCACGCATGGGAAAATTCACGCATGGGAATTCTCGACATATTCGCGACACGTAATGTTGAAACCGCTGCACCGACACGGGGAGTCGATGTGGCGGCTTCACTTGCACCTGTTACCTCAATCGATTCTCTTAGTCCATTCTTCGGCGGCGCACAAACTGCAACCCGCGAAGAAGCTATGTCCGTGCCATCATGCGCACGCGCTCGAAATATAATTTGCTCCAGTATCTCTAGTATCGGTCTCCACGTTATTGATCGTGCAACTGGCATGGAAATTGAAGATGCGTTGCCACGTGTTATTCGAACACCAGATCCACGCATTCCAGGAAGCGCGACTTATGTCTGGACTTGCGAAGATTTGATGTTCTACGGTTATGCCTATTGGCAAATAACAGAATTATTCGCTGACACTTATCGTGTTCGAAGTGTTCAACGCGTCTCCCCTGCTCGCGTCACTATTCAAACAAACTCAATCGCTTCAGAGATTGAGTATTACATGGTCGATGGAACACCAGTACCGAACTCAGGCATTGGAAGTCTTGTCGTATTCAACGGCGTCGATGAAGGATTACTGAATCGTGCGGGTCGAACCATTCGCACAGGTGCAGAGTTAGAACGTGCCGCTGCAATGTACGCCCGCGAACCAATTCCGTCGATGGTACTTAAAAGCAACGGCACGGCTCTTCCAGCAGATCGCATTGCGAAACTCTTGGAATCATGGGGATCAGCGCGACGCAATCGTGGCACTGCATTCTTAAATGCTGACGTTGAATTGCAGACAGTGGGATTTGATCCAGAGAAATTGCAGCTTGCATCAGCTCGTTCGTACATTGCAACAGAAATCGCACGCGCTTGCGGAATCCCTGCGTATTACATCGATGCCGAAACTGGATCATCAATGACGTATTCAAATGCAGTCAATCAACGTCAAACGTTGCTGGATTTCTCTTTAATTCCGCTGATGACAAGCATTTCCGAAAGACTCTCAATGCCAGATTTCGTTCCACAATCACAGCGCGTTGAATACGATTTAAGCGATTACCTACGCGGTTCAGATTTAGAACGCGCCAATATCTATAAGACACTGAATTCAATCGTTGATCCAGTAACGGGTCAATCAGCACTGACGGTTGATGAAATCCGACAAGCAGAGGAACTAATCTCATGAAGGTAACAACACCATTCACGATTACGGCAGCCGATTCAGAAGCTCGCACGATTACAGGACAAATCGTTGCCTTTGATACGGCAGCAACGGCATCAACTGGAAAAGTGATGTTCAAATCTGGCTCATTGAATCCCGCAAATGTGAAATTAAATCTTGAACACGATTCAGCACGTCCAATCGGTAAAACTCTCTCAATGGAATTTGCACCAGACGGAAAGTCAATCAACGCGACTTTCAAAATCTCAAAAACTACGGCTGGTACTGATGCAATCCAAGAAGCAATCGATGGACTACGCGATGGATTCTCAGTCGAGGCAAATGCAAAAGATTTCACTCACGCAAAGGATGGAACCATGATCGTAACTTCAGCCGACCTTGTTGGCGTCGCACTTACCCATAATCCTGCATTCGATTCAGCACGTGTGTCGAATGTAGCTGCAACAACAGCACCAGAAGATTCTGAACCATCATCCGATGGAGCAGAAGCCACACCACTACAAACAGAAGGAGACGTCGTGGAAAACACCGTCACAGAGCCAGCCGCTGAAACGGTAGAGGCTTCAGCACCAATTCAGGCAGCATCAGCACCAAAGCCAGTTAATTTCATTGCAGCACGTAACCCAGTAGTTGATCCAGCGACGTTCTTGATGCACAAAGTTGCAGCAATGCGCGGTTCAGAAGAATCACGCAATTACATTGCAGCAGCTACATCATCAACAGACAACCCTGGACTTATTCCAACACGTCAGCTTCGCGAAGTAGTAAATGGTCTTGCAGACAGTGTGAGAGCCAGCATTGATTCCATTTCAAATGGAACACTTCCAAACGCAGGACTTGTTTTTCAAATCCCAAAGATTACTCAGCTCCCAGACGTTTCAGTAGTCGATGAATTGGACGAAGTGACACCAGTTGTCATGGAATCTGAATTCATCAACGTGGATGTTAAGTCATTCAAGGGTAATCAGGTCATGTCCGTGGAGCTCGCAGATCGCTCAGATCCACTTTTCTTCTCGGAGCTCATTTCGAATCTTTCTTCGCAATATGCTCGCGCCACTAATGCTTACAACTCAGGACGAATCATTGCGGGTGCAACAAAGACTGCAACTGGTTATGGCTCAGACATCACAGCAGCAGAATTGCTTGCTTGGGTTTCAGCTGGAGCAGTTTCAGTTTATTCAAACACTTTCAAATTCGCTGATGCAATCGTCGTGTCGCCAGCCATGTGGGGTCGCATCATGTCATTCAACGTCGATGGGCGTCCAATCTATAACGCACTTCAACCACAAAACGCAGCTGGTAACGCACAGCCACGTTCTCTTCGTGGATCAGTCAATGGAATCGATCTCTGGGTCGATACTGCGCTATCAGGTACAGGTGACAATTCAATGTATGTCATCAACCGCGATGCATACACATGGTACGAATCTCCACGCTTAGAGCTTCGCACTAATTTCATCAACGATGGAAGCATCGGAATTCTGCTTTACGGCTACGGCGCAACTGCAACAAAAATTGCAGCAGGCGCATACGCATTCGCAGACTAATTCCAATTAATCATCGGCTGGTTCGCTCCCGAGCCAGTCGAGCAGAATAGGAGATCAGAAATGCCAAATATCATTACGGCTGAAGAGCTGCGCACGGTACTTGGCGTTTCTGAATCTCTTTATTCAGATGTTTATCTTGACCAAATAATTGATTCAGCTGAACTCACCATTTTGCCTTTATTGACGCAATACCAATCAGCCATCGCGACGACTCGCATTGACACTGGAGTGGCTTATTTCACCACAATCCGTCCGTGTTATTTTGCGGTGGGTCAGTCAGTCGTGGTGGCTGGTTGCGGCGCACTTGATGACACTTACACAGTCACCACTAATTCAGTTAGACCATACGAATTCTCAGTGGCAACTGCCGAAGCTGACCGCGTTCTCAATGTGATTATTCCATCAGGAACTGCGACGCTAGATGGCGCATCATCAGCTGAACTTTATGCAAATGTGCCACCAGTTAAATCTGCAATTCTTGTCGTGTCGGTTGAAATCTTTCAATCAGTAACGGCTTCAGGCAATATGACAACAAATGAAAATTTCAGTCCAAGCCCATTCGTTTTAGGCCGCTCACTTCAGAGCAGAGTCATTGGTCTTTTAAGTCCATTCATTGACGTCGATACGATGGCTCAATGACAACCATCCAAGCTAACGTCCGCGCTCCATTAGCTGCGGCTCTCGCTGGTGTGACTGCATCAGTTTATCAATCACCACCAGAGGCAATCATTGCTCCAGCTTGCGTCATTGTGAGCGACTCACCGTACCTTGAAAGTCTGCTTATCAATGGAGCAGTCACAAAGGTCAAAATCAATTTCATCATTTCAGCCGTGGTTGCATATAACAACAACGCAGGCGCACTAGACGGCCTAGAGCAGCTCTGCATTCAAATTCTCGGCGCTATGCCGTCGGGTTACGTGGTCGGGAATGTCGAAAGACCAGCGATCATGAACGTGGGAACTGGGTCATTTTTAATGGCTGACATTTCAGTTTCGACTTATTACACACAGGACAACGACTAGGAGAAAACAGATGGCAACGACAATCATCACTGGCAGAGACATCACTTTCACAATCGACAGTGATAATTTCGATGCACAGGCAACTTCAGCAACTTTGACCGTTGATTCAACAATCAACACATATCAAACACTTGATGGAAAAGCATATTACACAACTGACACACAGGGTTCATTCGCTGTTGAAATGCTTGCAGACTGGGGCGCACCATCATCACTTTGTGAAGCTCTATGGACTGCTGCAACTTCAGCTCCACAGACACCACTTCCAGTGGTATTGGTTGCAGATACAGGCGCATCATTTGCGTTCAGTGTTCAGCCAATTCTGCCAAGCGCAGGTGGCACTGCACCAGATGCACAGACCGTTTCACTTGCATTCACTTGCGTAACAACACCAGTCTTAACTATCAGCTAACAGAAAAGGAATCGGGAGCATGAAACTACCAATCAATATCGAATACGCGTCGGGCGAAAGTGTCACACATGTGGCACTTCCACCTGAGTGGATGAAGTGGGAAAATAAGACGGGCAACACAATCCAACAGGTTCAAGAAAAACTAGGAATTGCTGATTTGATGTTCTTGGCATATCACGCCATGAAGAGAGAATCAGCGGGCAAGCCAGTCAAGCCATTTGAAGTCTGGTGCGAGACAGTCGCAGACATTTCGGTGGGTGAGACTGAAAGCCCAAAAGTTATGCCGTCGGAAGCCTGAATCGCTTAGTCTGGGATTTAGCCATTGAAACTGGTTTAGATCCAAAGTCTTTCGAAACCGCTGACGACATCATGACCGTGATGGAGATACTGGAGAAGCGCAATGGC